GAGGGATGGTTTCCCGAAGACTTTAAAGAATATCGTGAGCCATTTATTGGTGGTGGTTCTGTGGCATTCTATGCGACTCAGGCATACCCAGATGTCCCTGTATGGATCAATGATAAGTATGTGACACTCTATAACTTCTGGGTTCAGTTGAGGGATAATGGTGAAGAATTATCTAATCGTCTGAATGAGATTAAGTCAAGAGTATCAAACTATCAATCTCAGGATGATAAGGACGCGGCACATAAAGAACTCTTCAATCAAACACGGGACGATATCAATAGTCAGGATGGACTTGATCGTGCCGTAAGTTTCTTTGTTTTGAACAAGTGTAGTTTTTCTGGTTTGACTGAGAATAGCACTTTTTCTAAAACTGCTTCTCGTTCTAACTTTTCCTTTATTGGTATTGAGAAACTAAAGAAGTATTCTCAACTTATAGAGAAATGGAAGATTACAAATATTGATTACTCGGAGGTTATGAATGCTCCTGGTGAGGATGTATTTGTATTCCTTGATCCACCTTATGATATCAAAGACTTCCTTTATGGTAAGGACCGTGAGATGCACAAGTCTTTTGACCATGATAAGTTTGCCGAAGATGTGTATAAGTGTCCACATGAGTTTATGATTACCTATAATGTGAATGATAGGTTGTTGGAACTGTATAAAGATTATTATTTGCGTGAATGGAAACTTCGTTATTCCATGGCACATCGTGGTGAGAAAGGAACTGATGAGAATGTAAAGACAGAACTTCTTGTCACCAACTATCCTACCGAAAAAGAAACTGTAAACGTTCTTGACCTTCTACTTTATGACTGAACTGAAAGACTGGCTCAACTCTATCAATCAAACTAAGAAGCATTTGATTGACGAAGACCCTTCACTCGAAAAAGAATATCCTCCTTATATTATCAATCGTTGTTTTTCTGGACATCTTGATACTTTGATGTTTACGAATGAAATGAATAAGTATAATTTCCTTCCTAAAAAGTTACAATACGACTTCTTTATAAATATTGTGAGGAAAAAGAAGAGATTTTCTCCCTGGATCCGACAAGATAAGATCAAAGATCTAGATTATGTCAAACGTTATTATGGATATAGTAATGAAAAGGCAAAACAGGCTTTGAAAATTCTAACAAAAGAACAACTTAATTTTATTAAATCAAAATTTGATACTGGAGGAACAAGATGAGTGTTGTTAGAGAATCTGAAGTGAAGTGGACACCAGAACAAATGGTAGAAGTGATTCTGAGTGAACCAGATGACTTTCTAAAAGTTCGTGAGACTTTGACTCGTATCGGAGTTGCGTCTAGAAAGGAAAAGAAAATCTATCAGTCCTGTCACATTCTGCATAAACAAGGAAGATATTACCTTGTGCATTTTAAAGAACTATTTGCCCTTGATGGTAAACATGCAAATCTAACATTGAATGATGTTCAGAGACGTAATCGTATTGCACAACTACTTGCCGACTGGGGTTTGATTGGTATTGTAGATGCCGATAAAATTCAGGACATCGCACCACTCAATCAAATTAAAGTTCTTGCATTTAGAGATAAGCAAGAATGGATCCTTGAGACCAAATACAATATTGGGTCGAAGAAGAAAAGGACAGAGGAAACCGAATAAAAATCTACGGAGTTCAACACTCCGTTTTTTTATGTTATAATATAAATAATGATGGATGCCTTCGGGGTCCACAAAACACAAACTCGCTTTTAAAGGAGCTAAGAATCATGGGAAACCTTGCACGGTATACTGCTGCGGACCTACCTGCGTTGATGGAACGCATAAATAGGAATAGCATAGGAATGGATGAATACTTTGATAGGTTGTTTAATCTCCACGAAACAACGAAGAATTATCCACCATTTAATCTAGTCACGGTCAGCAACGTAGAATCAAGACTAGAACTTGCACTTGCAGGATTTAGAAAAGCAGAAGTAAATGTCTACACACAAGACGGAAAACTCTTTGTCGAAGGACAGAAAGAGGATACCGAATCAGAAACCACTTATGTCCACAGAGGAATGGCTCAACGATCTTTCACCAGATCTTGGACATTGGCAGAGGACACGGAAGTTAGATCAGTTGAATTTGAGGATGGGTTGTTAAGTATTGTTCTGGGAAGAATTGTACCAGAGCATCATCAGAAGAAAGTCTGGTTCTAAATAAAGTATATCGTCGCCGCAGACGGAGGGGAAACTGGCCAAATCCAGTTGTAACCCCTCCTTTTTTATGCTATAATACTCGGAGAGGTAAATTAAAAATGTCGATTAAGATTGCATTATTGAAATCGGGAGAATCAGTAATTGCTGATATTAAAGAACTGATTTCTGATGAAAAGATTTGTGGATATCTGTTCAAGAATCCTTATATTGTAGATCTTGCACCTAATGAAGAAGTTCTTCTTTTGGAAGAAGGACAAACTCCACCAGAAGATAGAAATGTGGAAGTTAATTTTACACCTTGGATTTCTCTTACATCAGATAAGGAAATACCTGTAAGATATGACTGGTTAGTTACTGTTGTGACTCCAGTAAAAGAAATTGAAAACCTTTATGAGGAAATGATTAATGGACAAGACGATCAAAGTGATTCTACTGACGAATAGTGAAAGAATCATCAGTGAAATTGATGAGGTTGGAGCAGAAATTGGAGAACCAGACTGCAAACTGATTAAACCATATGATGTAAAAGATTTAGTTCCTTGGATGGGAGAGTATACAGATCAAAATGAATTTATGATTAGTTCTGATAAAATTATTACTATGTCAGATCCTAAACCAGACTTGCTCAAAAACTACTTGGAAAAAATTAACTGATGAGATTTTACACCAACGTTCAAATGGTCGGTGACCACTTTCTTGTGCGTGGGTATGAGAACGGAAGGCACTTTGCTACAAGAGAAAAGTTTTATCCTACATTATTTGTCCCTTCTAATAAAGAAACAAAATACAAAACTCTTGAGGGAGACTATGTTGAATCAATAGATCCGGGAACTGTTCGTGATTGTAGAGAGTTCATCAAGAAGTATGATGGTGTAGAAAACTTTAAGATCTATGGTAATGACCGATACATCTATCAGTATATTTCTGAGATGTATCCAGAAGAAGAAGTCAAGTTTGATACTACAAAGATTAAAATATCTACAATTGATATTGAGGTGAAGACTGAGAATGGATTCCCTGATGTAGAGTCTGCCGCAGAAGAGGTTCTTCTTATTACTGTGCAGGATTATACTACTAAACAGATTCGCACTTGGGGTCAGGGACCTTTCAATAATAAGCAAGAGAATGTTATCTACAAAAGTTTCCGAACAGAATATGAGTTACTGAATGACTTTATAAACTGGTGGATGATTGAGACTAATACTCCTGAAGTTGTAACTGGATGGAATAGTGAATTGTATGATATGCCTTATTTGGTGAGGCGTATTGGTCGTATTCTTGGTGAGAAGTTAATGAAACGACTTTCACCTTGGGGTTTGGTAACTGAACGTGAGACTATTGTAATGGGTCGTAAACAGATCTCTTATGATGTTGGGGGTATTACACAACTTGATTATCTAAATTTATATAAGAAGTTTACCTATAAGGCACAAGAGTCTTATCGTTTGGATTATATTGCAAGTGTGGAACTCAATCAAAAGAAACTTGATCACTCTGAGTTTGATACCTTTAAAGATTTCTATACTAAAGGGTGGCAGAAATTTGTAGAGTATAATATAATTGACGTGGAACTTGTTGACCGTATGGAAGACAAGATGAAATTGATTGAACTCGCAATCACCATGGCATATGATGCTAAGGTGAATTATAATGATGTGTTTTATCAAGTTCGTATGTGGGATGCGATCATTTACAATTATCTCAAAAAGAGAAACATTGTAATTCCACCCAAAGAACGTTCAGACAAAGATGCCAAGTATGCAGGAGCATATGTTAAGGAACCGATTCCGGGAAAGTATGATTGGGTTGTGTCTTTTGACCTTAACTCTCTCTACCC